TTCCAATCTGCATCATTTCCTCTATTTGAGAAAACTCTCTTAGATTCTCTGATGTGTTGAATTTCTTCTGATTTTTCTTTGAGTTCTTTTTGAAGTTCATTAACGATTGAACCTAGTTCTTCATTCTTTTCGTTAAATCTTTTTTCAACGTCACCCATTAGTTGTTCTGCACCTGATAGTGCTGATATAACAACTTTCTTTTCTACTTCCTGTTGTGCTTCAACTTCCGCTGTTTTCTCAGCTTCTACTTGAGCAGCCTTTTCAGCAGCTTCCTTAGCTGCTTTTTCTTCAGCTGCTTTTGTTTCAGCTTGTTGCATTGCTAGTTTAGTAGCTGCTTTTTCAGCTACTTCTTTAGCAAAAGCGTCAAGGTTAAAGCCCTCAGGAGCTTTCATTTCTTCGCTCATGCGATTCTCCTTATTGTTGGCTTGCGCCACTTTAGACTGCCCAACTTCTTCAGTCTTAACTGAATCTGCTGAGTTAGTCTTTACAAAAGATTCCTTAAACTTTTCGTAATCTTCCATATTATCAAAACTCTTTGCTAGAGAGAACATAGCTCCCTGATTACAAGGTACTGATACTACAGAGACTTCAAAAAGCTCGGCATCTTTGATTCTTAATCCACCAGTATCTGGAATATGATCTGCATCTTTCACACGAAAACCTACAGAAAATGCTCCTAAAACACCGTCTTTAATTAAATCAGTAATTTGTCCAGCTGCTTTTGATATTTTAGCAGTGAACTCTAAACCGTTATCTACAGTTCTAACAGCCTTTGCTCTTCCAATTGGCTGGTCATGATTGTGATTGTATAGAACTATAGGGTTTTCTAAATAATTATCTACACCACCCTTTGTCCATGCTTCAACCTCAATAACATCACCTGCTCTATCTTGTGAGTTTGTGCTTGCTAAACCTTTGATTTCTACACTACCATCTTCTTGTTCTCCAAGAGACTTAAATGTGTTTGTCCAGTGAAAAATTTTATTTGACATCTTTCTTCACCTTTTTAGTAGCTGATTTCTTTGGTGCAACTTTAGGGGCTGCTTTCTTCACTACTACTCCAACATCTGGGTAATACTTCTTGACCATAGTCATCATTCTACTCCAAGAGTTAAAAACTCTTTTTACCATCTGTCCTCTTATTGGGACATCTGACTGCTTGTTATACTCATCTAGTTCAAGATATTTTCCTTTTTTCTGGAAATACTCTCCTAACTGATTTATAATTTTCATTCTGTTCATATTTATTCTTCCTCATCTTCTGTTGGCCTACCACCCTCGATTGGGTTTGCGGCACTACCTGCGATATTTGCAGGAACTCTTGGTGTATCAAATCCTTCAACTGCTTCAAGATTCAATTTCTCCCTAGCTTCATTAGGTGTCATAATACCAGTATTTACCAAAGAAGCATAGTATGCTGCTTGATCTTTTAGTTCTGGTTGTAGTGATGGAACGTTTGTTACATCTTCTACTAATCGGAATCCAAAAAATCTTTCAAAGCTTTTCATTATCTTTTTAACTATAGGTAGTATAGTTTCTAAATAATACATTCTTTGATTTGGTCTAATATTAGCATTATTACCGCTATCCATAAGAATAGGCGGAACTCCTAATGCCTCAAGAATGATTCTCTCGTTTGACTTAATTGCCTCTTGAAAATCTAATTCTCTAAAATTAACTTCTGTTAAGTTTTCAACTTCTAGTCCACCATCTAAAAATAGAGGTCTTCTACCGCCAGTGTTTGGATTGTATCTAGCGACCCAAGCTTGTAACATTCTTTCTTTAATTTTTTCAGAAAGAGTGTTTGGACTTTTTAAAACTAAACCTGGTACTGCTCCATTCTTAAAAAAGTTATCTTGAAAATTTCTCATATTAACTAATAGTTGCATAGTTCTATGAGCGGGTTTCAATCTCGGAACTCCTCTATAAATAGAATGAAAACTGTTTTCTTTTATATGGATTACTTCATTAACAGAGTAATCAATACTATTATCAAAAGTATACTTATCTACGTAAGTATCTTTATCTGTTTCTATTCTCATTTTGTCTGCTGGAAGATGATACATATGCATACCATCAAAGTATATAAATATATTACCATCTATAAGTAAATCTACTAATATATTTCTTTTGAAAGTGCTTATATCCTGAAAAGGATTAGGTTCTTTATTTAGTAATAAATCGACTCTTGTTTTTCTTACATTTTTAAATATTGGTGTAGCACCCTGTATTTGCTCTTGTACTAAAAAAGGAATATCTGCACAATCATCTACAATCATATTGACGGCACGATTTACTACCTCTAATTGTTCATAAGCATTTTTATAACTCGTGATATTCTCACGACTGTCTACTGTTAATCCTTCGTTTCTTGAAATTACAAACTGAGAAGGATTTAATTTTTCTTCTTCTTTTGTGTTTCTACCTATTAGAAAATCATACCATGCCATATTTGTCTCTTTGTATTTTTACCCATCTTTGCTGTTTTTCAGCAGTTATTAACTTTGGTCGTTTGCCATAGATTGAGTGCAATCGTAAGTGATGTTTATGGCAAAGTGTAACTGTTTTATTATAGATTTCATTTTCAAACTCATCTATAAATTGTTCTCGTAGATTCAAAATGTCATCTTCATTATGAATTTCGTGATTATTGTCTTTTAACCACTTTTCTAATAGCTCTGTTAACCCGTAATAATGATGAAAATCTAGTTTATAATCAGAGCCGCATATGTAACAGGCTGACTCTCTTTTAAACTTAGATTTTGCTTTATCTCTTACGTATTTAACTAAATCTCTTTTTAGTGTCATTTCAATTCTTATGTTCTAATTGTAGCAGAAGTTTGAGTTAAAGTCAAGCATTATTTTTTCTAGGTCTCGCTAAAACGTAGTCATACTTGTTTCGAAAGAATATAAAGCATAACGTAAAGCGTCTGACATGTGAGATGCAGCATTATGCTTAGGTTTTTCTTTTAGTAAATTAGGATTTGGATCCCATTGATATTGATCAAGAGCCCAAAGTGTTTCGTTACATTTACTACTAACTATTAATTTATCATTATCTACTATTGCTGCAACATGACCAATTCCATCTAAAACTGATTTTTTGGCATTTATAGTACTAATTCCATAGTTCTGCGCAAAGTCAAAACGAGTCTGCTGAGCAGCAGAATCAATATAATCTATATCCCATTTATCAATCATCTTTCTTATTTCTGCAGCATGTTGTTCTGTTGTTCTTTCTGAATCTAAATATTCATCTAACACAAAATATTTTTGTAAATCCCAATCATATGCAATAACAACAAATGCAGTAGGATCTCTATAACCTACGTCCATTCCTGCAAAGATATCCATACGTTTTAGTTCTAATTCAGATAAATCTTCTATACATTTTTCGTGGTCAAATGCCCATATCTGTCCTTCAAATACATTGAAATCAGCCATATACTCTTGATTAAACTCTGCTTCAGACATAGTCTTTTTTGCTTCTGCTATATCGCTTTCTGATAGTCTTGGGTTTTCATGATAAGTTGCTCTAAGAGATGCCCACTCTGGAAACTCATCAGAAAAACCTCTATAAAAGAACTCTGCAAACCAATTATTTCTACCACGAGGTGTAGATATAAATAATGCTTTTGAGTTTTCTTTATCGAGTGTTGGACGAAGTGCAACATTAAACGCATCTTTGCCATCTACAAGTGCTGCCTCATCGAATATGATTAAGTCATAACTTCTACCAACAACAGAGTCCACCTGATTGATTGACCCCATACGAATAGTAGAATGATTTGATAATTCAATAACTTTATCTTTTGCATTATCACGAATTACCTCTAAATCAAAGTGCTTAATTAATTGTCTTTGTAAGTCAAAAGAAATTTGAGATAGTGAGTAGTTAGGTGACATTAAAAGTATATGTGAATTTGGTACTAGAGATACTAGTTGACCTAGTATATTTGCGATGTATGTTTTGCCTTGTCTACGAGAAACTGCTGCACACATAAAACGATATTTTGGATTATTAAGTGCATTTATGATACCTGTTTGAGACGAATTAGGTGTTATACCTAATAAGTCTAAATATCCTTCGATGGGCAGT